GTAAGAAAAGGTATTGAACTCGCTTCCGTTGGAATTGATGCCTACAACAAGGTCCAAGATGTTATGGATCTTATCAATGGCACCGCAGAGAAAGCTAAGACTGCTCCGTCCGTTGCTGAAATTCTTGAGAATCCGCGTAACTTTACTGACGCCCAGGTTCAAGCAGCTCTTAACAGGCAGAGAAATATTGATGCAATGCAGCCGAAGAAGAAAGAAAAGACTCCTTCTGCGGAAGATGTACTTAGAAATCCTAGTGCCTATAGTGACGATGAGGTCGATGCTGCATTCAAACGAGACCAGAAGATGGAATCTATGCGAAAGAATCATCCTGCTGATAATGTCAATACCAGCACCAACACTGGCGAGAAAACAACTAAGAGCGACAATACAGTAAATAAAGATCGGAAGCCGGACGTTGTTGATGGTGAGTACAAAGATATTTCAGATTTCGTTAACCCAGAAAACATCTCGACAGCTCTTACAGTTGTTTCGAAAGGCATCAATGCATATCAAACGGTAAAGAGAGCTAGAAGTGGTCAGAAGCTTCTCGAACAAAGGGAATATTTCAATCTAATACTTGAGCCGGGAGTCGATGACGATGCCAACCGGAGGAGATAAATGAGTCTATCAAACACAGCTGTTCCGATTTATTACGGAAAATTTAGAGACGCTGTGATGCGAGGTGAGATTCCAGTTAACGAAAAGATCTCGATGGAGATGAACCGTATCGACGATCTTATTAGAAACCCAGGCGTCTATTACGACGACAAAGCCATTGAAGGTTGGGTCAGATTTTGCGAAAACGAGCTGACTTTAACTGATGGCTCGGATCTTCACCTTCTCGACTCATTTAAGCTTTGGGGCGAACAGATATTTGGCTGGTATTACTTCGTTGAACGAAGCGTGTATGAACCCGGAGAAAACGGGAAGCCTGGTAAGTACGTTCGGAAGATGATTAAGAAGAGGCTTATTAATAAGCAATACTTGATTGTCGGAAGAGGTGCCGCCAAGTCATTATATGATTCGGATATTCAGAGTTACTATCTAATAGTAGACACTGAGACGACGTATCAGATGACAACTGCGCCAACTATGAAACAGGCTGAAGAAGTAATGTCTCCTATAAGGACTGCAATCACGAGGGCTAGAGGCCCTCTTTTTGCTTTCCTAACAGAAGGTTCTTTACAGAATACAACTGGAAGTAGAGCAAACAGAGTAAAGCTTGCTTCTACAAAGAAAGGTATTGAGAACTTTCTAACCGGATCACTCCTGGATATTCGTCCGATGTCGATTGACAAATTACAGGGAATGAGACCTAAAGTTGCTACCGTTGACGAGTGGCTTTCCGGAGACATTAGAGAAGATGTAATTGGCGCCATCGAACAGGGTGCTTCTAAACTTGATGACTATATAATCATTGCCACAAGTTCGGAAGGTACTGTTCGAAATGGTGCTGGCGATACCATAAAGATGGAACTTATGAAGATTCTAAAGGGCGAGTACGTTGCTCCGAATGTATCCATTTGGTGGTATTGCCTCGACGATGTTAAAGAAGTTGCAAACCCCGCTATGTGGCCGAAAGCCAATCCGAATATTGGAAAGACTGTTACGTATGAAACGTATCAGCTTGATGTAGAAAGAGCTGAGAATAATCCGGCAGTTCGAAATGATATTTTGGCAAAGCGTTTCGGAATTCCGATGGAGGGCTATACATACTTCTTTACTTATGAAGAAACATTGCCGCATAAAAAGAGATCTTATTGGCAGATGGCGTGTTCTCTTGGAGCTGACCTTTCACAAGGCGACGACTTCTGTGCATTTACTTTTCTGTTCCCTCTTGTGAACGGGTGCTTTGGCATAAAGACGAGAAGTTATATCACTTCAAATACTCTTTTAAAACTTCCGTCCGCAATGAGAGTTAAATACGAAGAATTTATTCGTGAAGGTAGTCTGATTGTTCTAGAAGGCACGGTTCTCGACATGATGAACGTTTATGAGGACCTCGATGCTCATATTCAAAAACTTGGCTATGACGTAAGAACGTTTGGATACGACCCATATAATGCCAGAGAGTTTGTTGAAAGATGGTGTAGAGAGAATTCTGAGTTTGGTGTTGAAAAAGTAATTCAGGGTGCAAAGACTGAATCAGTTCCATTGGGTGAACTTAAGAAGCTTGCGGCCGAGAGAATGCTCTACTTCGATGAAGAGCTTATGGTTTATACCATGGGTAATTGCATTACTCTTGAAGATACCAACGGAAACAGAAAGCTTTTAAAGAAGCGCTATGAACAAAAGATCGATAACGTTGCAGCAATGATGGATGCATATGTTGCGTATAAATTAAATAAGGACGCGTTCGAATAAACTATTTTTCCCAGATATTTCATGAATGAGGTGATTAATTATGGCTACTAAGAAGTCTGCAAAGGTCAAGATGACTGAAGCTGCTAAGAAGATTATGCTTGCCGAAGTAAAGAGATTTGCAACGATGGTAACTAAGTACATTCCGGATGGCAAGGCTAAGAAAGAAATTGAAGAGAAGTTTGCAGAAGTTGCAGCTCTTATCGAGAAAGTTGCCGAGTAAAGATATTTTAGTTGATTAGGGGGTAACGTCCAATGGCAAGTATATCGGACAGGATTAAAAGCGCATGGAATGCTTTTAATGGCGTTGACCCGGTAAGACAATACGTTGATGTAGGTCCTGGAAGTAGCTATCGGCCGGATCGAACGAATGCAATGTTTTACAATGGTGACCGTTCGATAATTAAAGCGATTTCGAACCGTATAGCTGTTGACGTTGCATCCGTAATGATAGAGCACGTCAGGCTTGACGGCAATGGTAATTACAAGGAAAGTATAGCATCAAGCTTAAACGAATGCTTGAAAACAAGCGCCAACATTGATCAGACTGGAAGAGCATTGATTCAAGATGCTTGTGAGAGCATGTTCGACGAAGGTGTAGTTGCGATCGTTCCAACTGATATGCGCTTTAAGTCTTCTTTAGGCTTTGCCGATCCAGAATATAGCGAAGGCTTTGATGTCGAGTCTTTGAGAGTTGCAAAAGTTGTTGAGTGGTATCCAAAGCATGTCAAAGTTCGAATCTATAACGAGAGAACTGGAAGAAACGAAGAGATTATTGTTGGAAAGAGCTATACTGCGATTGTTGTAAATCCTCTTTATTCGATCATGAATGAGCAGAACTCAACTCTGCAACGTCTGGTTAGGACTTTTAACAATCTTGATGCTTTGAATAATCAGACTGCGTCTGGAAAACTTGATTTGATTATTCAGCTTCCATACGTTGTTAAATCTGATCTTAGAAGAACTCAGGCAAATGAGCGAAGAAAACTAATTGAAGATCAGTTGGTTGGCTCAAAGTATGGTATTGCATACATTGACGGAACCGAAAGGATTACTCAGTTAAATCGCCCGCTTGAGAACAATCTTTGGGCTCAGGCAAAGGAACTGGAGCAGGATCTCTACAATCAGCTCGGTCTCACGCAGGACGTGTTTAACGGAACTGCCAACGAAGCAACTATGCTTAACTACAATAATCGAACTGTCGAGCCAGTTCTTGCAGCAATTACAGACGAAATGAAGCGAAAGTTTCTTTCAAAGACTGCGAGAAGCCAAGGCCAGTCGATCATTTACTTTAGGGATCCGTTCAGACTTGTTCCGGTTGCTCAGCTTGCTGAGATTGCCGATAAATTCACTCGTAACGAAATTCTTAGCCCGAACGAGGTTAGAGCTGAGATTGGTTACAAGCCGAATGATGATCCGAGATCTGATGAACTTCGTAACAGAAATATTAATCAGAACTCTGTAGATGTTCCGAGCGTTACAGATGAATCTGGTGCCGTTCAAAGTCAGAAAGATATTTCTGAAACCGAAGGTGAAGCTGACGATACAACAAAAGAACAAACCATTCAAGGGATAATGGATCTTTTAGGCGGTTAAATGTTTATCTATTACAACCCAAATCCTGAAGGGCGGGCAACTAATGACTGTGTAATCAGAGCAATTAGTAAAGTGACTGATCAGGATTGGGAAAGAACATATGTTGGGGTATGTCTTCAGGGTTTATTACTTCACGACATGCCAGATATAAACCATGTATGGTCGGAGTATTTGTATCATCAAGGATTCATAAGAGACATTATTCCGAATACATGCCCAAATTGCTACACGATAAAAGACTTCTGTAAGGACAATCCTACAGGAGTCTTTTTGTTAGCATGCGGAGACCATGTTGTTGCTGTAATTAATGGAGATTACTTTGACGCATGGGATTCTGGTAATGAAGTTCCTTTATATCTTTGGAGACGAGATCCAAGAATCTAGAAAGGGGTAACAAATGCCAACGTCATACAATGCCGGAGCTGGATATTTCCTTTACGTCGGAGATATCTCAGAAGTTTATAACTACAATGTTCCTCAGGGTAACGCCATGTTCTTCATGAATAAGACTCAGCCTGTTATGTACTTAAAGTCTGTGAACATGTTTAACCAGCAGACTGTAACTACATACGACCTCTTAGAGAGGAAAGCTGAAGTTCCAATGAGCACTGGCATGGCAGCTCCCGCGCCAGCTATGAATCCTGCAAATCAGCAGTCTGTACAGAATCAGGCAAACGATTCTTCAGAGTATGTAACAAAGGGAGAGCTTGCTTCGATTATTCAGGAAACGATTCGTTCCGAGATGAGGAACAACCGTAAGAACTATAAAAAGGAGGAGTAAGGAATGAATCCATTTTACAATCCAACACAGACTCCTAATATGGGGATGCCTGGACCGTTTCAGAATATGGCAAACATGCTTCAGCAGTTTAATCAGTTTCGCTCAACCTTCCAGGGAAATCCTCAGCAGAAAGTTCAGGAACTTCTTAATTCTGGAAAGATGACACAAGAACAGTTTAATCAGTTGAGCCAGATGGCACAGCAGTTTAGACCGTTTTTTCATTAAACGAGAGCTATTGAGATGTTTCTTTGCTCCTAATTTATAACTCATTTTATTAGCCAGGGATCTCCACGTTCTTTTTAATTTAGTAAATCATTCGGCCGATGATTTAATAGGTAACTCTTATCAATCTTTATTTTCTATATTTCAAAGGAGGCATATGTTATGTCTTTAGTTGACAACGGAAGTGGTAACGGAATGGTTATGCCTGTAGCACCGATGAACGGTGGTTATGGTAGCTCTATGGGATGGGGCGGTGACTGGTCTTTCTGGATCATTATTCTGTTTCTGTTTGCATTTATGGGCAATGGCTGGGGTGGCTTTGGCGCTGGTAACGGTGCAGGCCCGATGATCCTTAACAACGCAGCTAATGATGTTCAGAGAGGATTCGATCAGCAATCTGTAATGAATGGTATTTCCGGTCTTACTTCCGCGGTTTCTAATGGCTTTGCCAATGCCGAAGTTTCAAGATGTAATGCTCAGGCAAATCTTCTCCAGACTCTGAATGCTAACCAGAATGCTCAGACCGCTGCGATGAATGGTCTTGCTATGAGCCTGCAGAATTGCTGCTGTGAAAACCGTGCTGCTACGGCCGATCTTAAGTACACAGTTGCTACTGAAGCATGCGCAGACAGAGCAGCAGTTGGTGACGCTCTTAATTCCGTCCTCAACACCGTAAACGCTCAGATTCAGTCCGTTAAGGATCAGATGTGCCAGGATAAGATTGATGCTAAGAACGAGCGCATTGCAGCTCTGGAAAATCAGCTCAACATGGCTCAGATGAGAGATGCTATGAACTCTAACACTTCAAGGGTGCTTGCCGACAATGCAGCACAGACCCAGGCATTAGAGCAGTATCTTAATCCAGCTCCGATTCCTGCATACATGGTACAGAACCCAAATTGCTGCGCTCCCAGCTGGAACAATTGTGGTTGCAATAACGGATTTATGGCTTGATTTTGGGAGGTGTGACTATGGCAGCTGAATATAGCGCAAATGCTGAGCAGCTTGTACTGCCAAACCAGCCCGTGATCTTTACCGAAAGTCCGGTTCCTTGCAATAGA